AATTGTTAAAATCTTTTTGTCCAGTTATAGTTTGATTTGTATTCAAAGTAACATAAGAACCAGTTGCAGAGATTAAACTATTTACTTTACTATCGTTTGATGAAGTATATGCATTGAATGATGCTGTAGTTACTAATGAACCTGTGTCTATATTAACTGAAAAAGATGAGGTTGCAACTGCAGTTGGATATCCTAATGAATTACCAACCCATGCATATCCTTGTTGGATGTTTGGTAAGTTGTTTCCAATTTGATTAAATACAACACCTCTACCGTTGTTTGCAGAACGAGTAATTACTCCTAATGATTGAACCGAGTTAGCAGAACCAGTTGGTCTTGTTGCAGTCCATCCACCACCTACTCCTAAATAAACAATAGTTCCTGCAGGGTATAGATTTGTATTTACACCTTGAATCTCACCACTAATAATACCTGTTCCTGTTGCACTTGGTGCAAGTGTTGCATCAAAAGCAATTAAAGTTGCTGGTCTTCTTAATGGGTTACCTGCATCTGCACGATATACGTTTGCATTATCACCAGTTGCTCCACTTACAAATAAAGGAGTTCCTCTTAATATTGGTGTTGCTTCTTTATTGTGAATATTTTGGTGAAGTGTTTTTACCCAATCAAATGAAAGGTTACCCGCTCCATCTGTGGTTAAGAACATATCATTTTGACCATCAGTAAAGGTTGTATCTTCTAATACTACTTGTGAAGAACCACTAACTAATCCACTTGGAATGTTGTATATTCCACTCCATTGAGTATGGTCTGCATAAGATGATGAAATTTCTTTAATGATTTCGTATGATGCAGAAACTGCGTATGAAGCAGATACTGCTTGTGATGCAGTTCCAAATGCCTGTCCTAAATCGATTTGTGAACTTCCTGATACAAGTCCTGATGGTTTATTAGTAATAGCACTCCAATCAGCAGATGAGGTTAAACCAGTTAGATTAGAACCATCACCATAAAAAGTAGATGCGGATACAGAGCCGGTTATGTTTAAACCATTAACAACCGAACCAGTACCATTTACTAAATAACCAGTGTCATCGTTCTTCTGTAATAACTGTTGAAACGATGCTGAAATATCCTGAGTTGTTAAATTATAATTTGCCATCTATATCCTTATTGTGGTAAATAATCGTACCGTGAATTAGTTATTTTAATACCCATCTTTTCTATATCTTCTCTTACCCCTTGTCTAAAAACAAATGGTGATTTAAATTGTGTTCCTGCATCAGGATAAATGTCATCATTGGTTTCTTGACCGTATTCAGGAAATAAGTTGTTATTGAAACATAGATAATCAACTAATCTTTCACTAAAGTATTCCGCCTTATTTTTTACCGATTGTCTTTTCTTTTCATAAACTTGTAAATCTGCAGGTAAGTTATTTTCTCCACCTTGAGGAATTAACAAACCTCCATTTCTTGGTCTTAAATAAATTGATTCTAAAGATTCATAATAAGACCAGTAAATGAGAGCATCTTGAACATAATTATCAACAAGAGTTTTATAGTTACCTGTCAAAGTATCATTGTTAATATCATCCACAATTCTATTGTATAATCTACTTCCAAGTAATCTTGTAATGTGGATAATCTGAGCTTCTCTAATCGTTGATTTAATTAAATCAACATCCAAATTGTTGTTTATATCTGTGAAGGCTTTTAACTTAGCCTCTGATATCATCAATGTATTTTGCATCGATATTCTCCTCTTGTTCTATACGGGTTTCTAATTCTTTATCTTCACCACTATCTGCTTCTACTGAGGTGACTACGTCTACTTCTTCACCATCATCAAACAATCTAATTGTTTCTACACCAAGTGGTTCTGTATAACCATTAATACCAAATATTTCTTCAAATACTGAAAGAATATCCGATTGTTTTGGTTTAATTACTGTTTTTTGGAAGTGTGCATAAGCATCTAACATTTCACTTCTACCTCCAAGTTGTCCTTCGGTTTTGATACCAAGTAACATAGGTGAGGAGATTCTGTGTGAGGTTAAAATCTTTTGAACCACCATATCATTAACTGTGGTGTAATAACCATCTGCACCATTTTGAGGAATTGGTGTGATGACTGGTGCTTCCTCTTTACTTGCAACATCCATATACATTAAAGAACCAGCATTATCTGAACCTGCGTATGCTTCTCTTAATTGTCTTTCAATTGTTTCTCTTTCTTCTGCATCTGCATTGGTAAATGTAGTAATTGAAAGGGATGGTGCTAAACCATTTTTAATATTATTTTTATGGAAGTTATCTACTTCCGCATCTAATGAAATTATATTTAAACCACCTTGATAATCAGGTAGAGGATAATATTTCATACCTGGTCTATAATTGTGGAAATAATAAATTTGTGAGGGTGAACTTCTATCTAATCTGTTAAATCTTGGAATATAAACCAAATCTTCATCTTTAATTCTTAATCTACCTTTATTGTTAAATTCTGATGAAATATAATATCCTGGTACAATTCCTCTTTCATTCATACGATGTGCTCTGACGTATGAGAAATCAATGTGATATACATCTGTAATTTTGGTTCTATCGTTTGACCAAATTACTTCTAAGGCAAAACCACCGAAAAGTGTTCTATCTAAAGCAACTTTCTTAAATACATCATTCCAAGATTCACCATCTCTGTTTGCTATTTCTAATACTTCTTCGTTTGTGGTTGTAATACCGTTACCAACTATACCATCAACAATCGCATTGATTGCAGTTGCGTTAATTGAGGATTTGTTATAAAGTTCAATAACATAGTTAGGGAAATCATTCATATCCCCATAATAAACTACCTTACCTTTATCATCCTCAAATACCTTTACAGATGGGTAATAATAATTCCCATACTTCGGTATAATTGTCATTTTATGTTTATTTAGTTTTTTTTCCATTATTATCCTTGGTAAATCTTAAGTACCGCATCTTCATTTGGACTCACATATACAATTTCTTGTGATGCTGAACCTGTTAATAAATTAATGACCTCACTATCACTAATATATTGTTTTAAAATTGGTTCAACTGAACCAGATATAAATGCTATATCACTATATTTTAGAACACCTGTGTTTTTTATGGTTTCTGCATTTATACTACTATTCCATGGAAAATTAGCTGTGTTCCATTTATAAGTAGTAGTTCCCCAAACTTCTTGTTTTGGTTCATCACCATAATATACTTCTAAATCATAAGTTGTTCCAGGTTGTAAATCAACTAATCCATTAGGATAAGAATTTGAACCTGTAATTTTGAAACCTAATGTAATCCATCTTGGATTATTTGGGTTTGTGAAAGTTCCCTTTGTAATCAAAGTAGAACCAGTATCATTTGCCATTGTTTGGTACATCAGAATGGAAAATACTTTTCCACTTTCTAATGAACTTGTTACTAAAGGAGTATCCGTTTCCTTTTGGAAAGTAATTTTATTTTCTTGATTATCTTTTAAATAAATCATATTACTCCTTAGTTAAATAGGATTTAGGGGGTGTTTCCACCCCCCTTATCCAAATTATTATTGAGAGATTGTTATACCTGACAATACTGAACTTAAATCTGTTCCAGTGATGATATCAGCTGGATTAGGTTCTTGTGCAGTGAAAGTCAAAGTATAAGAATTCGCATCTCCAATCGCGGTTCCCGTCTGACCTTGTCCTCCGTTTAACTGAGCACCATACACTCGTCCAACATAAAGGTACTTAGAACCTGATTGGTTGTTGTTAGTTTCAACAACCATTTTTAAATCAGGATTCTGAGCAAGAATCTTCATTTGGTTACGAATATTAGTTTGCAGTTTTAAGAAAACAGCATTAACAGTAGCTTCATAGAAGACTGTTCCATTTTCAGTTGAACCATTAATGGTTTCTGTGAAATCAGAAGTTCCTCTAGTTAAGTCAAACTGATAAAATACACCTGAACCAGTAATTCCTGAAATTTCGTTAGAAGCTTCAGTAATTGTGGTTACAGATCCAGACAGGATATACAACGCTTTAATACCTCCCGCATTATCGCGGCATCCGAGACTGTGTCCCGCAGTTATATCACATGACATTTTATATCCTCCTTTTTAGTTATCAGTTAATATTAAGCTAAGTTGTTAGTTACCCAGAATTCAGGGTATGCAACTTGGACTCCGAGTTTTGTCACGATACGGTGCTTCAGTTTATCTGAGTTGATATCGTAAAATAATTGGAAGTTATCCAAATCAGAAACCAAATCAGTACCTACAACGATATGACGAGCTGGACCAGTTACGATTCTGTTAGAACCTGCTAAACCAACTGTACCTACAATTGTAAGGTTAGTGAATGGGTGTTTCATTGACATCAATGAACCTCTGTTCTCTACTGATGCAGGGTCAAACCAGAAGTTGTTCTGAGTTCTTAACCATACAATGTATTTACGGAAGTTTGCAATTGACATGAATGTTGTTAAGTCATCTCTATCTTGTACATCTACTGCAAGAGCTTCAACTTGTCCATCAACGATATCACCGATGTTTGTTGAAGTTGGAGCTGAAGATGATACGAAAGTAGCACCTGAGCCAGAAGCCAATAGAATGTTAAGACCGTTGATACAGTCACCTGAACCTGAAGCTGCTGTCCATAAGAAGATATCATTTTTCTTTTGGAAGTTAGCTACTAACTGAGAAGCATATTCTTCAGCGAATGCATAAGTTTCTGGATAAGAACCAGCTGGGCCTAAAAGACCGATGTATTTCTTATCTAAATCACGAAGACAAAGTCCATCGTGTGAAGAACGCTGACATACTTCTAAGTCACGTTGTGTATAAGTTACTGAACCAGACTCGGTAGATACACATCCGAATCCATCTTGAATTACAAGGTCAATTTCTTGTAAGTTTAGGGGTTCTTTATATTTTATCCCCTCGCGTACCGTTACATATTCTGCAGTTGAACCAGCAATAACAGATTTTACAAGTAATTCACCTGCAAGTTCGTTATTGAAATCAGCCAATGCAGCAACATTAAATCCTGCCATGATTATTTCTCCTTTGAATTATTTTTTACGAGCTTTCAGAATTCTTTCGAATTGAGCTTTCTTTTCCTCATTGCGAGGTTCGAAAGTTAAATCTACTTTTGCTGAACGTCCGTAAGATTGTTTTTTGTTAGTAATTGTTTTTTCTGCAGCTGGTTGAGCACCAAACTCTTCCTTAACCGCATTGATTTGGGTTGTAAACTCTTCTTTTAAAGATTCCATTTGAGTTTTAAATTCAGATGAAAGAGCTTTAATGAGTTCTTCATGAATAGAAAGAGTTTCTTCAGACATATCTTCTTCGATACCTTCTTCGTACTCTTTATCTTCATCTTCTGCTTCCACTTCAACTTCTTCTGCTATAATTTCAGTGATTGAACCACCTTCCGTGCGAATGGAGACACCTCCCTCCAACGCGTGTTCACCATCTGGAGCTGGTACATTACCATCTGGTGTTACAACGAAAATTGGTAAACCAACTGCAAGTTCATCTCCCTCATAGACAAGGGTTAATTCGCCATCAGCTGATTTTATCTCACCAAAAGTTTGTTCAGTAGTTTCTTCTACTGTCTCTTCAGACACAGTTTCTTCTACTGCTGGAGCATCTACAAGATTGAAGTGTTTTTTAACTAATTGTCTTAGTTCTTCTTTGTTCATTTTTGACTCCTATTTTGGTTTTTAAATTAGTGATTAGAACGAACCTACCTTTGCCTTTGAATCTACAACTACTAACGTCTCTCCATTAGTCAACTTATATCTTCCATCAGGCATAATAGCTTTTCGCTCACCATCTTCTAGTATGAAAACTACCAAGGTTTCGTGGTCTATTACGATTTCAGTTCCACCTTCAGTAGTTCTGTAATAGAATTTATGTTTACTTGCATTGATAATTTTATCTGCGAAGTAACCTTCAACAGAATAACCTTTCACAAGGCCAGTTTTAACATAGTTATTCCATACATTCTTATTACGTACTTTCATGATACCCATCCAAGTTCCTTTAGGGTATTGTTTTCCTGTCAGTACGTATGATTTATCTTTTTCTGAATCATCAACTAACCAAGATTCCACAAGGGTAATATCATCTAACTTAGAACCATCTGCGTGTTCATAGTTGACATTATCTTGGTATTTGTTTTCCATATATTTGTAGGCGATAGATTCGATAGTATCTTCTGAAAAATACACGAAATAATCACCGTTGATATCATCATATCGATAAATTAATTTCTTTGGTACCATTAAAGGCCCAACCAATAATTGTTTTTCTTTACTTTGTTCTGCAAAGTTTGAAGTAATTACACCTGCTGTTTGTGCTACACTTTTACCGTTTGGATTACGGTTCATGGTTGGTATTGGATTTACTGATGTTGCTTCATCTTCTGATTGCTCAAATTGAGTTATCTCTTTACCATCATCAGCTTTCCACTTTCTTAATCTTGTCCAATAATGTCTACATCCATAAGAACCTTTGTAAGTAAAGATATCATAGATACCGAATTCAGAATTCTCACCTTGAATGGTAAGTTTGTTGATATCTTCTTTACGATAAATTAAATCTTTATCTAACATTCTTTTACAGAAGGTTCTATTCTTAGAATCTCTTGGACCTGTATATTGGTATCTTATTTGAAATTTACCATAATCTTCAAGACTGGAAAGATTGGGTTTAGAAGATATTGCGAACTGTTGTTCATCTTCTACAATAACCCAACCTTGTTTTTCCAAATCTTTCCTACTCTCTCCTACCTCAAATAATTTATTGAGTATCTTCTCTTGAGTTTCTATTGGTAAATCACTTATATTCTTTCTCTCATCAACGATGTCTTCTAACACGAGGTTTAGTATCTCTTCATCGAGATAATCTCTTATAACCTCAATATGCCCATCCATATAGGATACATCGTGTTCCATTCCGAGTAGTTCATCGATTTCTTTCATCAAATCATAGAAATCATCAAGTAAAACTTGTGCTTCACCTAATTGTTCTAATTCTGCTACTTTATTTTCGAGAACTTCTGCTTCTAATTTAAAAATATTATCTGCAATCTGTGCAGCTGAACGAATCATTCCCGCAGTATCTTCATCAGGGTTCATTTCCATTAAATGAGTAAAGGTTGCAACTGCACCTGGACAGATGTAAAAGTATTCAGTTTGATAACCTAATACATCTAATTCAAATTGGAATGATTGTTTTTCTTTTCTGATTTGTTCTAATTTTCTTTGTGCCCATTCGATACCTTCATCACCACCCCAAGCATCCCACATCAGTTTACCACATCCTTCACCGTAAGGTGTATCTGAATTTTGTCTGTGTCTTTCAAATGCGGCCATTCTTGCAATAGTACCTTCTGAAATGGGTTCACCTTTGGCCAATTGGTTCGCACGTGCCTTACCCACGGCGGTACCGCAATCACCCCATCCATTTTCTTCTGCCCAATTTAATGCTCTTTGTGCATTTTCTTGTGCTGCCTTGGGATAGTCAGCATATGATTCGAATTTATGAGAGGAAAAATAATAGAAATTTTCTTCGTGTGCTGGATTTTCAACCAATGCCACAAAATCCACACCACTTTCTAAGTCTTCTTCGTTTATTTCTAATTTAATAATTCGAGGTGATTTCATACTATATAATATACAAAATTAACTTTTGGTTAATTATGATACAGTTCTACGAGAGTTAATCTTAGCCTCAGCTTCTTGTGAAGTATTAACATCACCTGTGGTAACATAAGCACGTATTGTTCCTTGTCCTTTAAACGTTGCCTCTGCAATATCAATTTGATTGACTCCTTGTGTTGCTGGATTAATTCCGTTTGTTGTGTTTTGAGGAGTACGAACACTTGGTATAGAAGGTGCGGGTGCACCTGCACCTCCTTTATTCGGTGCACCAGGAACCTTAGTAGATATAATCTTTTTCACATTTAATAAACCTGCAAGAATTACAGTACCTGCTGCAATTGCACCAAATGGAGGTGGATAGGTTGCGAGTGCTTTGGTTGCACCCGCGTAAGTATCAATCGTTGCTTGAGCAACTGCAAGTGCTTTACCTGCTGCGGTGTTCTTACCTATTGCTTCTGCAACAGTTCCTAACGCATTAGATATAATACCTAATTTTGCTTCTTGTTGTGCTTGTTCAATCTGTAATCTTGCTGCAGCAGTTTCTTTATCAAATGCAACTAAGGCTTGATTAGTTGCTTTATTTGCAGCTAATTCTTCTCTTTGTAATTCTCTTTGTTTATCGAAAAGAGCAAGTTCATCTTCGAAGGTAATTGCATTGAGTTGTTTTCTTAAATTAAAATCAGCTAATAGATACTCAAGTTCTTCTGTTCTTTTTGCAGATTGTTCTTCTAATAATTTCTGAGCATCTTCTTCATCTTTTTGTTTTTTCTCAAGAGCCTGTTGTTCTTCTACTTCTTTTAATTTAGTATTGTAATTTTCTAATGCCTGAAGTTTGATTTGATTTTTAAGTTCTTCATTTACCTTTAACGCATCAATTTCTTTAAATTGTCTTTCTAATTGTAGGGCTAATCTATCTTCTTCAAATACTGCTTCTAAATCTCGTTTCTCATCTTCGTATTTTTGTAATAATCCTTTTGCCTTTTCATTATCAGCTTTTATTTCATCTTGTCTTTTTTGTAATTCAGCTTTGAGTTTATCAGTTTTTTCTTTTTCTCTCTTCGCATACTCATCAGCTTCTTGTTTTTTTATACCAGCCTCAAATGCTGCAAGATTTGCAATTGCATCTTTTCTTTCTTGAGATTCTTCTTCAGTTAGTTCAATAAGTTTTTTAAGTTTCTCTCTTTCAAGTTCAACAGTATCTTCTCCTGCTGCCTTTCTTACCTTTAACTCATTATCTATATCTTTTATTCGTTGGTCTGTTGCTTCTTTAAATTTCTTTGCAGCTTGTTCTTCATCTGTTGCAACTAAACCAATGGCTTGACCTATTGCTTTAAAGAATCCAACTGTTTTTTGTAAAATATTGTTAAGTGGTTCAATAGATTTGATTACTGATTTAATTTTATCGTTAAATAAAACAAATCCTGCAACTACTAAACCGATTGCAGTTACTATTAATCCTATGGGGTTTGCTCTTAATACTGCATTAAATGCTTGTTGTGCTACAGTTGCAATCTTAGTTGGACCAGGTAATTTACCAATAAATTGTGATAATTGACTTACCCCTTCACTTACATCCTTTAATCCAATACCGAATGCAATGGCTGATGCTGCCTTTTCTTCAAATTCACCAAACTTTTCTGATTCTATACCAAGTAAACCTAATGCACCAACTGTTGCTTGGGTAGAACCTGCAAGAGTTTTAATTGCACCATCTAAACCTCTGATTTTATCTTCACCAGTAATACCTTCAATTTGTTTGTTGATATTACCAATCTCTTTATTTAAACCTTGTGCAGATTTACTTAAATCATCAAAAGCTTCACTACCTGGTTCAACTTCTTTTAATTGTTTGTTAATATTATCTAATGCAGACTCTAACTCTCCAAGTGTCTTTGCAGAATTAGCATCATCAATCAGAATTTTATATTCAATAGTTTTTTGAGCCATATACTACATTATATTTTTTTTACTTAAATGGTATAAATGAACCAAAATATATAAATGTATATTATAGAATAGATGAGTAGTACCTTTCATTTATTTTCTCATCTTTTATACAGAGGAATAGTCCTAAAGATTACCCAATTCCCTCAGCAGGGCTATTCCTCTTTTTTTTTGTTAAATTTTGTTAATTTTTTTACGTTTTCTGATTTACTTAATATTTATTGTTATAAACGGGTAATCTTTAAACTATAATCAATAAAACACCAGCTCACATAACTCCCTCCGAGAGTTTTTGGAACAACACCCTTGTATCGTGATTAGTTATGTGTCAAATGAAGGTAGGTCACCGTTGGAAATACGGAAGTAATTAAGTGAAACCTATCAGGTGGGAATTACAATGTTTAATATACTAAGAGGAATATTAAAGTTGTAATTGTAGGGGCAATCCTACTTGTGACTCATTGGAAAGTTCACAACCTAACCGTAGAGGAGTAATAACCCTCTAAGGGTGGGTTGTGTCCTCTTGGAAAGATATAAAACTAAGCTACTAAGCTATTTAAATTATAAGTTATGAAAACTTGGAAATACTTAACTAATGAAGATTATCATAGTTGGATAAAAAAGATTAATAACCCGTCACTTAAATGGAAATTAATTTCTCAGTATAGAAGTGGTAGACCTTTACTTTATACTGCTTATCTTAAACTTTTATCTAACCACTTAAAGAAATAATATATAATAAGATATAAAATATACTCATATATGGCATCAATAGTATCTGTTACTAAAAGAAAAGGGGAAGATTTCAATAAATTACTTGCAAGATTCAAAAAGAAAGTAAAAGAATCAGAACATTTGTTAGAATTACGTAAAAGAAAAGAATACATCAAACCTTCTCGTAAGAAATATATTCAAAGACAAGAAGCAATTAGAGCACAAAAACTGTTACAAAAACAATTAGATTACCAAGATGGAAAAATCAAATCAATGGGACCCTGAGTACTCCTACAAAGAAAATCAGCACTATAAAAACTTTAGTGATTCAAAAGAAGAAATAAAATCTAAATATCCTTCAGAAATTTTCAATAATATTGCAGCTTATGGTAGGGGTAAATCACAAGATTTAATGTTGGAACAATATCTTTCAGGTAATCATAGAGAATTACATAAGCAATATCTTAGAGAACTTGCTGATTTAATTTTTGAACCTAATGGTGCATTTCAGCACTTAACTTGGGATATGATATCAGAAGTTGAAAAGATAGAGATGGAAAGAAAAGCAAGAGGAAGGTTAAAAAGACAAGTTGATGTTTTTTAACTCATCACTTTAAGATACTCTCTCCAATTGCACTTGATAATTTGAAAATCATTTGGATTTTCAATATACAAGATATCAAATATCTTCTCATCAGACCCGATATATTTCAAGTGTAACGAACGATTGATAATATTGTATATCTTGATACCAATTTCTTGAATACGTTCTTTAGGAACGATAAATGAACCTCCTTGAATGAATCTCATCTGTGATAAAGAGTGGTGTTCAATATCGTGAATAGAAATATTCTCATGATGTGAAAAGAAAATTGGCTTATCACCGATTTTATGAGTTGGAAATGGTTTGTTAACCGATTGAATATCTTCTCGATAACAAGCAGCATCAGTCCAGATATAATGAGTACCATTTATTAATTCACTACCTTCTTTTAACCACCATATCTTATTGAACATCATAATATTGTACCAAGGTTCTAACATCTCTGGCACTTGAAACTGAATTTTGTTTTTAAACTCTTCAGATTTCATTAAATCATTCAATGCTTCGTAATGTAACTTTGCTGCAGTACATTCTTCTTTAGTAGAAATAACAATCTTGGTTTCATCAGAATATTTACTTCTCATCTCTCGAATTTTATCTTCAAATTTCTTTTCTGTGAAGATTACCATAGGTGATTGAATAGCAAGAGTTCTTTCCATCCAATCTAAGTACCCACCATACGATTGTGTATGGTGAGTCCACTTATCTCTACCAATATCAAAGAGTGCAGTAATAATAACTGGTTTTATATCCAATTCCATTCTATCTTTTGATGTTTGTGTTTTATATTAATTTCATCAACGTTAAAATAATCAGAAGTACCATCTTTCTTAAAAAGAGAACCAAGAGTATGTCCGTATCCATTTAAGATAGTAGGAACCCAACCTTCTGAGTAACCCCATTTACCTGCAAGATTATTTTGTGTAATATTCCAAAGGGTGTTTAACGCATTGTGTGAAATTCTAACTACTGGAAAGAATGAACCATACCATTGGAAAATCCAAAATGGTAAATGGTCTCCCTCACCAGGAAATCTTTCAAACCACATATGTTGTGATGTAGTATCTGCATCTAAAGTTGGTAGGTGTTTTTTATAATCTTCTTTTTGAAAAACAAACCAAGAAATAAAATCTTCTTTTTTATCATCAAAAGAATTAATAAATCCTTTCCAATTATCACAAGTTACATCATCATCAAAGAACCAATAATAATCATAATCTTTATCTCTATTAGCAAAATAATGTAACATTCTAAAATGTGGATAAAACCAAATTAAATTACGATTGCCAAAAGAATTCCAATAATGTCTTGGTGATGGTTTATCTGGACCTGTATAACCAATGGTTTTTTTCATTTCTTCTTCGGTATAATGTAAATTTTTAAAATTATCTTTTACACCATTCTGAGAATGATACAACCAAATAAAATCATCATGAAAATCTTTCCAATGATGTTGCCATCCGTGATGGGTATCATCACACGTTGATACAATAAATTTATTTAACATATCTCTCCGTTAATTTTTGATTCCAATCAGGTATTCTATTGAATTGATGTACAATATCAAACATTTTACCTTGACCATTGATAATAACTCCGTTTACTTCTTGGGCTTCACCCCATCTTTCTTGATAATGCCGTTTAAATCCCCATGCTTCATAAAAATCAGTAGGACCACCAACCGCACAATGTAAAACCCAATTAGATTTTGGATTTAACAATTGTATTTTCCATAGAGGTTGTTCGTTTAAGATAATGTTTAATGCTGCCTGGTCTCTAATATCATGTCCTTTTTCACCACTCATCGTAATGGTTTCCATTTCTTTAAGTAGTTCAACTAACTTATCTCGTTTACCACCCATGACACCTGAACAATAAATTAATTCATTTCTTACTAATTCTACTTTATCAGGATAAGATTTCTGCATTACATCTAAGTTCCAAGGTTCTTCAGAATGGTAAATTCCTTCGGTACCAATAGTTAAATCCCAACCTTTTAGTGTAATAGTAGAGAATGGGTCATTTTGAAACATAACATCAAATACATCAGTAACAAGTGCGTAATCCCAATCTAATTTTTCTAAGGTTTGTATCTGATATTTTAACCTTACATTGTTTACAGTTTCATCTAACTCTAACCAATAGGGTGCTGTAGTGATTCCCATCGTGTGTAAGAGGTTCAATTCATTTAAGGTAGGGTTGAGTACCACTAAACAAACATCACCCTTTGAAACTTCTTTAAATGAGTTTGACCAAACTTTAATTTTATCAATATTTGTTAACACATTGTTAACACATCCAATTAATCCTTTTTTCATATAAATCCTTCTATTTTATCTACCCAACCTTTTGATTTAGAATACGGCCAGACAATCCACTTGTGTGGTTTAGGACCTGTATATTCTTCCCATATAGTAATATGGGGCTGGTTAAGTATGGTAACGTTCTGTTCATCTCTACGGTGTAATGCTACACCGTTTTTATCTTCGTAAATAACTGCAAACCAATCGTAATCATCGTGAGTTAATCTATCGAAAGTAAATTCGATTGGATGTCTAAAAACAGTATTAAACGGTTCATCTGATTTTTTAGGTTCTCCATTTTCTCTAATAGATAACTGAAAACTTCTATTACTAAAACGAATTCCCATTTCTTCTTCCCAATCTTGTAAAGTTCTAATTGGGCCAAAGCCATATTCACCCCACTCTATATCTGCAGTTTCACCATCTACTCCTAACAGATAACGATTTCTTTGGTGTGATTTGTTATTTCTATCTACCCAAGTTGCATCATCATCCCATTGTTTGGTTCTACCTTTTCTTGTGTACTCGTGCCATGCAATAACTTTATGTGGATGAAAGATATCATAACCCCAAGTATATGCACGAACTGCAATAGAAATTTCTTCACCATGAAAATAATAATTTGGGTCATGTGGAACTTCTTTACAAAATTGACCAAGAGTAAATGCAAAGTGTGCTGAATAAAACCTACCTCTCTTTGGTTTGTCATTATTTTCCATGTAGTAAGGTAAGAAAAATACTGCACCTTCTGGAATAATTCTATCGAATGCCATACCCCACGGTGTGTTTACTCTACTTTGTGGGTCATTAGAAGGGTCAAAAGAAGGAATGTAAGAGGTGATAAGTGGTTTATCCCATCCCTCCTCTTGTAACCCTTTAAACATTTGAATTAATTCAGTATCCCATCCTTCAACAAATCTGTGGTGTGAATCTAATTGTAAAGTATAATCTTCACCATCATACTTTTGTTGAATTTGATTTCTTGCCCAACACGCACCTTGTGCCTCTTTGTAAGGAATGGGTATAATTGTAAATCTACACTTCTGTTGTAACTCTTCAGATATTACATCCCATTCATCTTCTTCTGAAAACTGATGTGCTATACAAATGTGTAGATTTTGTGGATTATCCGCTTTATCTAATAAATCTTCAAGTGTAGGAACCAACTGTGGGTCTCTATAACTTGCAATTTGAATAAAAATTGTATTCATTACCTTTCATTTAGTGTTCTATATAATAATATATAAAACTCATGATTGGTTATTGACAAGCTCCAGATGGTCCAGTATAAAAACCAGAAATAGCACCACCCGATGGGAATGGACTAGTTCTTGAACAAATTGTTTTACTTGGCTCAGAACAACTTACAGTTGTTGTAGCAGGCATACCAGTTTGACAATTTGTATATGTCCATGTAGTTGTAAGTCCTGTAGGACAAATATCTGTATCAAAAAATACTGTATAATTACTACAATTTGGTGTAGGTGATGGTGTTGGACTAATCGTAGGCGTGGGTGAAATTGTTGGTGTTGGAGTCGGACCAGGTACAACATCATATACAGCTGCTTCTGTTAAATATATATCAGAAATTTCTTGACCAGTTAAAACTCTTCTATACATTCTTGCAATACCCATTGTAATATTACCTCTCTGTGGAGTTGCACTATTATAAGGTAAAGTATTTATTGAGAATACTCCGGTGTCATCAAAATCAGACCATCCATTAAATCCAGCAGATGTACCTTGATATACCAATGCACCATTTATATAAAAAGTAAAATCACCTTGATTTCCTGGACCAGTTGAGGTTGGTTGTGCAGTAACTGCAACATGATACCAATTACCTACGGTCATAGTATGTTTGGTGGTAGTTTTAGTTTCATTACTTTTCCAAGTTGAATAAACTTTATTAGTTCCAACTTCTGCATTAATTAACCAGATATCATTATCAGTATTACCAAGTCGTGACCAACCAACCAAAGTTGCATCAGTTCCTGTAACTGAACTATCTAATCTTACCCAAGTTTCGATAGTACCACCCACATTACTAAAATCAGTACCACCTTCTGTTGTACTAAATCTTGCTGATTGATTAGTATTTAATGCCCATCCTTTATACGGAACTTTAGTTGCCTCACTACCTGTTAGAATTAATGCTGCTCCTAAGACACCTTGTTCATTATACCAATATTGGTCATCGTATTTGTATCCATTATAACCCCAAGTTCTCGCCAAATTACTTGTAACAACTAAGGTTGGAGTTGGTGTTGGTGAAACCGTAGGGCTTGGTGTTGGTGAAATTGTTGGTGTTGGGGTTGGTGATGGACCAGGGAATACAAATCTTTGATAACAGAATGCATCAGGTGAATTAATTACACCATAAAGTGGATATGAATTATCAACTTGAACTACAACTTCTAAACCATCATAGAACCAAAATACAGATGCATTAAAAGTATTATATAAAGTACAGACTAAAGTACCATCTGAACCATATACATAAATTCTATCTGCACTCATTCCATATACTTGATTTTGAAGTGGTGAACTTACACCCGTCATCAAAGTTACAAGATTTCTTGCTAAGTTAGCATTACCACTACCTTGCCAGATTGCTTTAAATACTCCATTTCCTCCACCAGAAATTGAAATATCATGTGTACCAAATCCACAAGTACCTACTTGAGTAGGAGTTGGTGTTGGAGTTGGACCAGGAGTGGTTGGAGTTGGTGTAGGAGTAGGGCATAAACCTACTGAATAAATTTCATAAGAGAATGGCCCATCAAGTCTTATAGGTGTAGTTTGACTACAAACATAAATTTCAGAATCTGGTGTTACTACAAGTTGTTCAGGAGTACCTGTTGAACAGTTAGTATATTCAACTGTTAATAATTCATCAAAACTTCTGTTAGCAACCAAGAACTCTAAACAAACTTGAGTACTCGTAGGAGTTGGTGTAGGCCCAGCAGTTGGGGTTGGGGTTGGGGTAGTACACTCTCTATCATCAGTAACATTACCATTATTATCAACTAAAATTGTTTTAGTTGGAGTACCTGTGGTAGCAGTAATTCCAAACCAAGTATTTCCACCTTGTAAACGAGTACCATTAGTATCAGTATAAATAACAGTACCATTACCTGCTCCAACTTGTGCAAATGCAGATTTATTAGAATAAAGAGTTGTATCACACGTATCACCACACGCCAGTGCAAATGTAGGATAACCACTTGTTGTTCTATCACCAACATCATAAATAGGTGGTGGTGTCGGTGTAGGACCAACTCCACAATTACCTGAACTTAATATTTCACCAAATTGGTCTACTTCAAACCAACTACCATTGCCAGTTTCACCTGAGATAGGTGCATAATAACCAGGGTCTGCTGGAGTACAACCTTGTGAATCTTCATATAATACACTACCAACAATTGGTATTTCAGTTACATAAACTGTTCTTTGAGTTCCACCAGAACAAGCAATACCTGAGTTTGAAACATCATATCCACAAATAATTGCTTCAATAATATTCTGACACGGTGTAGGTGTTGGAGTTGGGGTAACCAATGCAGTTTGAGTTGGTGTTGGTGTAGGGCCAAAAGTTGGACTTGGGGTAGGTGTGGCCGTTGGGATTATACCCGTGGGTGAAGGAGATGGTGTAGGAGTTGCAGTTGGAACTGGTGCACCAAAGGTAAACTCAGTTCCACACACACCTCTTGATTTTAATTTATAAATTGTTGCTTCATTACCAACAACAGCAATAAAAGTAGAACCTTGAGAGGGTAACAATAAAGGATTATCTACTGATGCAGTATAATTAATCCCATCGGTACCATAAAATAAATCATATAGAGGACCGGAATCGTTTTTCTCTGTTAAGGTTACTATAATACTTTTATTTGCCATCTCTTATCCTTTATAAACTTCCACTACAAGTTGCGCAATCACCATATACATCTTCTACCAAGAAGGTATATTCTTTTTGTGTTGTTTCTCTTAATATTGTATAACAAGCATCACCATCTGGGAAACCAACTCTAACTACATCACCAGTTGATAATGAACTTGATGCTGCAATCAAATCAGAGTTTGCAAATGGATACACACAAGAAAATCCTTCATAATAAATAACAGAATCTGTTAAAGAATCTACTTCAACACTAAATGTTGCGGGTGATGAGTATGGTCCCCATCCAGCAAAGATACTTGCATTTGCTGAACTAAATGAACCAGCAGATGCAGTGTAGAAAAATAAATTTGAAGGTGCAGTATCTGTTTCTACTATGCTACCATCACGTTTCCAATATATTCTGTTATTAGGTGATTCATTGAATTTAAATGTTTGACCAATTGGTGCTTTTAATTCAATTTCTAATGCATAGAAGCCAGAATCTGTAATTTCAGGTAATACCTGATTTGTTTTAAATGTAAATGAACCACTTTGTAAACTTGCTGTAGTTTCTAATAATTTAACACGTTTACTTGGGTCATTTCTTCTATAATACAAACTACCACTTTGGAAATTAACAAATCCATATATCGCAGGTTCTAAATTAATCGTCATCTCAATTTGTTTCGGCCCCAAAGTAGGTGTTGGCGTAGGTGATGGGGTGGGAGTTGGAGACGAAGTTGGCGTTGGCGAAATTGTTGGCGTAGGGGTAGGCGTATTCGTTGGGCCAGGAGTACTCGTTGGCGTAGGCGTAGGACTACTCGTGGGCGTGGGTGAAATTGTGGGTGATGGAGTTGGTCTTGGTGTAGGCGTTACCGTTCCTTGAACTGTAAAATCAAAATCACAATCTAATGAATATAATTGTGGGAATAAACGAATTAACTCTACTGTTGCAACATCATCTTGTGAAATGTTGAACCCTTTTATTTTATTAATACGATATCTTTGGTTCTTAATAAACACCTGGTCATTAAGTTTGATATCTTTATATTCTTCTTTATCAAATTTAATATCAAGAGTTACCTTGTGTGATTCATCCCAATAAATGGAATCAATATATGTTTTCCAATATTGTTCAAAATTAGTAATACCATTTGCAGGGTTAAAATTAGATGGAATTAATTTCGCGTAATCATTATTGAAATGTAAATCTAAAGTAGAATCTGCAACCGCAGGTAAATCAGATAAGTTACTAATAGTACTATAAGAATTAATCACAGTTTGTGCAGAACCAGCATTACCAATGTAAATAATAGTACCCGAAGGTAAAGTGTTATCTACTTTATATCCAATTCTTGGTTTAAATTTAAATGATTTTTGTTGTGAGTTTTCAAATTTGTATAAGTGTGGATATACAAAAGAAGAACCTACATTAATTTGTAATGAAGAACCACTTGTTTCAGAACCAAGAATAGTTGGTGCAAAGAATGAACCAATGGTTGAAGTACCTTGTGAAATATTATTCTCTGCAATAACTCGTTGTGTACCATACTGATAATTTGGAATAGATTCAATTGCTAATTTAGAAAATCTATCATTATCATCTTCGTTTTTAAATAATAATTCTTTTCTTTGTTCATCAATTGTATGGTTAATTGATTTACGAATCGCAGTATTCCATTTATCTGTCCAATCTTTTCTTTCACCATCTCTAATCCAATCAGCAAATGGTTCAATTTTGATTGCATTGGTTTCTGTATTGATTGGTGTTAAGATAAGGTTAAATTGTTCAATAAAACCTCTCATCACATCTAAGGATTTTGTTTGTGAATCCCATTGTTGTGAAAAATCTACATTAACTCCATCAAAAGTAATTGGAGCTTTAGTTACGTTAAAATAGTTATTGTAATTTAATACAGTAGTTTGAGCAGATGGACCACCATTAAGGTGTTCAACTTTTAATCGAGCATAAATTGGTACACCACCTGCGTATTGAAATTCATGAGATAAAGCTATATCAATAAACAAATCTCCACCAGGTTCACAATAAATTGTTGGTGAAAATGCTTGTATAAAAGAACCATACATTAGTTCTAAAGTAACCGTAACTTCTGAACTTGTATTTATCGTTGGATTTATAAAATATGCAGCTACATCAAACTTATAAGTTCCTGTTGAAGGAACTGTATATACATATGTACTTGTATTGTAGTTATCACCTGGGTCAGAAACTTCAAAATTAAATTGTAAGTTTGCATATTCCGTATCACCACTCGAAACCGTTGGAATAGATTGTTGTATTGTTTGTAAAACCGCAGCAGTATTTTGTACACCACTACCAACCCCTAATGTATCTTTTGGTTTTGGTAAAACATATAAGTTTTCAAATGCAGTTGAATTGATAAAATCAGATTCGTATCTATATCCTACTTGTTCAAAAATAGTATCAATTACATTCTTTGCTTTAATTGCAGGTAAAAACTGTTTTGGTTGCATTGGAGTTTGTGGGTCTCCAATTTGTCCTGCTGTTGTACCTAATTGAATTCTTGGTTGTGTTGGGAAAGTAGAATTTTCATCAGTACCATAATCTGCGATAGGATAAAATACTGCACCATCTAATAAATTATTATCCCAAGAATTTATAATATTGGTTGGAGTCAATGAATGACTATACGCTGACCAATCTGCTTCTGAAATTAATTTAGATTGAAGTAAATCTTTAAACTGTACTACTTTATCAGATAATTGACATTTGTAAACCGTATATCCTCTTTCATCTGTAATAACTTCTAACAGTTGAAATTGTCCGTTTAAGACGGTTTCTCCATTCAAGATGATATAACCATCGATTGAATTATAAAACGCCGGTATATCTTGTGCTCCTACCTCGTATGCGTGTTTAAAGAAACGGTTGTTATTCTTGGTACCAGGTAAATTAAAAGTTTGTGAACCAACACCAAAAAATTTACCAATTTTTTCATTCTCAATTGTAGAAATATCTAATCGCAATGGAACATTGTTATCTATGTCCAAATCATAGGTAACACCATTATAAACAACTCTAATTAGTATATCTGTCATTATTTAGAATATCTTTGATTTGAGTATTGGTATTCAAACAAGTATGTAAACACCTTCTGTGCCTTAATATTAGTATTATGGACATAAGATGAATTAGTAATAAGAATTGGAACAAACTTATTCCCTTCTTGTATATAAACTGATGGTGATTCAATCATCTCACTTAACCAACTTGCTTGTTCTTCTGTTAAAAAATCTGAAGAGATTTGGTACCTATCTTCTAATTGGATATTGTAGTAATCCCCTCCTCTTCTTAATATATTATATTGTGAAGTGGTTGAAGAATAATCTACAAATGGTTTAGTAATTTCTTGGCGAGTAATATTGGTAGTTCTTCTTTTTGGTAAATTGACACCATAAAAATCCCATACACCGAATTTATTGATGAACATAAAATTAACTCTGCCCCAATAACAATCTTCTACTACTTTAAAGTAATAATCTTTTTCGGTATCAATATTAATCACATAATAATCAGTAGTATCTAAAATAGATGAACTTACCAATCCATCAAAGTTCTTTAATCCTGCAGGTAAATAAGTTCCATTTGCATCTTGTATTCCATTTAAGTTTAGTGAACCAATATTGGAATTTGATGAGTTATAAAAATCAACTGATAAAGAACCAGTTACATAACTTCCTTTATATGCAATTAAACCGTAATCATTACGAGATACTTTTTTGTAATCTTTGGAAGGATTAGAAGTTTGAGTGTTAGGATAAGAAGATAAAAAGATATTATCAGAATAAACATCAGAAAAATTATATCCTACTCCATTGTTAATATCAATAGTACCACCCCACACTACTGCATCCGAACCACTAACTGCTGGGTCACCCGCAGAACCATTACCATCATAAACGGTGGTTGGTGATGTGGTTGAGGTTCCGTATTCTTCACCGAATCGAACTGAGAACGTTTGTAATCCACTACCATAATTTTGTGCACTACCGGTAGTAAAGATATCTGTTCTATACTCTAAATAATCATCTAAGATTCTTGCAGCATCAAATATTGCAGCACCATTTGGATTAGGATATTGTTTGATACGAGTTAATCTTGTAGAACCACTTACAATATCCATAACATACTGAAATTGGAATTGACCAGGTGAATCAGAACTTACTCCGTAGAGTAAATTTGTTTTAGTTACATTGGGATATGTGGGTTGTTGATTAATAGTTATCATACCGTTGCTCCATTCTTTATAAATATCTGAATAATTTCATTGTTAATATCTTCAACACCAGCATCTGCAAGTGGTTCCATAAATTGTTCAACTACTTTATCTACTGAACCTTGAATGAATGGACGAGGTCTAAAACCTTTCTGTGCAATAGATTTACGAACAGGAAAAGGAAGAGGACCACCAATTACTGAAGACCTAAATTGACCTGGGTCATACAATGATTCTGGATTAGCAGGTTGTTTAATTTTTAAACCACTAACACCAGTATCTTGGTACAAACCATAATCATTCATAACAATAATGAACTTTTGGTTTTGTTCATCTAATCTTACACTTACTGAACGGCCAAGTTCACCTGTCTTAAGTAATTTCTGAGATATAATACCATCAACAAGAGCTTCTTCTAATCTTCTTGCAGCATCTCTCAACACTTCTAATTTTGCTTCGTTATTCATTATGTTGGTATGTTACAATAAGTTATTCCTGATGCTGTGGAACTTAAATTAATTGTTGAAACCCAACCACTTGCCTTTTCACCAAATGCTTCAATAAGTGGAACTATATTCACCATCTCAATATCAAAATCATATTGAACCGGACCATCTAATATATATGAATATACATCATAGATTCCTTGTTCGGTATTGGATAAAGAAATTCTTCTATCCTCATCAGATAATCTTGGAATATCTAATGAATACAATTCAAAAGTTAAAGTTCTTACTCTACCATCATTACCAGAAAGACCAGAAGAAGATAAAGGTCTCATAAACAATGTAGGATATCCACGATTAACAACCGCATCTAAATTATCAATAGAACCATGACCAAATGATTTATAATAAACGTTTTGGGTTACTGCTAATTCGAATAAATTTACTATTTCTTGATAATTAATCATTTATCTTCTCCATTGCATTTGTTGTAATCTTTTTCTTTCTTCTCGTTCTTTTTCTTTGTTAATCTCATCTTCTAAACTCATCCAATTTAAAATGGTAATGATGTTTACTTTGGTTACTTTTTTTTCTCCTGTTAAACGAAGAATCCCTCCGTCTTTTGCGAGGTAATATAAGGTGTAAAACCATCCATAATGTTGAGCAATTGATTTACTTGTTTCTTCTCCATCTCCGTCATCTTCTTCAAGTTTTTGCGGAAATAAGTTTGTAAATCTTTTGAATATATTTCCCCTACTGATAAAAAAAAATTATATGCTCCCAATGCTATAGATAGTGGTAAATCTTTAAACATCTGCGAACGTATATCTCTTTTTTCTGTATCGTATTCTTCTATTGTATAGTATTTAAAAAGATTTTCAGATTCTCCTATCACATACTTGATATTATTCATTAACTTCCATTTAAACCCATCGAAAGATTCTTTAACAATAGGTCTATAAAGGATTGCAATAATTTCATGTAATGCAGGTGTTCCTTTATCTAATCTACTTTCTAAATCAACAAATTCACCACCACTCATTTTACTAAATGGTTGAAATCCATATAAAGTGCCATTCCATTCAAAGATTGGTAAAAATATTGGATTAATGTTACTTACTCTATCATTTAAATCTTTATAAATTTTAACAATAGAATCTAATGGCCAGTTTTTTATTTCTTGTTCATCATAATCTGTAATTGCACTAACAATTCTAATTATTTTTTGACTTTCTGTCAAGTGTTCAAGATTACCAAAATTTTGATATTGGCCTAATGTTAAATCAGATTTTACTTGTATTTTAATTTCTTTTCCCATATTATATTATATTTTTTTTGTCCATTTGGTATAAATGACATAAAAAAACCCTCAAAGTTGAGGGTTTGGGTTGGGGTTATGAAAATTTATTTATACAAAACCAATTGTAATTACACTTCATTTGTGTTGTAACTGATTGTAGTATATCAGTAGAACCATTACTTGCATTACTTTGAGTAATTCTTACATCATTACCAAATCCATCATTACAAGCAGTTTGTATCCAATAATCAGCAGTAAATGTATCTGGACCTGTTTGGTCATAGTTAATAGATAATATACAAGGTAAATCTTGTTCATGAGACCAATCGGTAGAATGAAGCGGAGTCTCTAACCAAGCTCTAACACTACGAACCATATCAGGTTGTCCATGAAAAGGTTGGTGTGACTCTACAATCCAACCATTTTTTCTTAATACCATTTTGATTTGTTCAATCTTAGCATTGTAAAAGTTGTTGTCAGTTTGGGTATTGTCTTCTTTATACTCTACCCATTTGTTTAATTCTTTGTTTAGAAACTTTTTTGTCATCTTTTATGTTTTAATGTTTAACTTTTATTACTCTACTAATATACAAAATTATTTTGATATATCCAAATTATTTTTAAATTATTTTTAAATTTTTTTCAAACGTATATCCGTTGTATTGTGCAAACACTCCTCTGAGTGCTCTTGAAATGTTTCCTTTATCTAGATTTAATTGTCTGGCACATTCTGAAATTGATTCCCATGTACCAATAAATTTATTATCCTTATAGACATTAATTGGATGAGATGGTGTATGACCCATTATTTTTCTACTTTTATTTCCAAGTTTACAAACTTCTAAACTCCAACCTTTCATCAGATTTTCATAAGATACATAATAAGGTGAATCATCTACTTCATATCCATATTGTTTTTGCAGTTCTTGTTCTCTATCTGATGCAGTGTAGATACAATCATGAGTTTCTAATATCTCAAAGTTTTTATAACCATGAGTTTGTCTTACTCTTCTTTTTGGA